TCTATTCTCGTAGTCATAAGAGATTTGATCTAATATAGCTAATTTAAGGTCTTTTGGAATAGTTGTGTAACCAGCTTCATAAGTAGCCTTTAAGTTGGCATATCTTGGTGAAACTAATTTAGGAAACTCATTACCTATTAATTGTAGGTTAGGTGTTGTAACCTCCATTGCATTTTGCTCCATATCAAACAACTCAAACGTATCAATGTCAATTGGTCCGAAAGGAATCTCAAAATTGCCACTTACATTGTTGAAATAAGTAGTTATGTCTTTTGGTATTAAGCTCAATCCTGTTGCTACTTCAATAGCTTCCCTTGCTTGTGTAATCATTAACGTAATCAAAGTATCTTCAGCGGTTGTAGTAACACGGCAATACAATTTTGCTTCTGCTAAAGTAACTGGCTCTGTTATTGGTGCGATAGGAACGGCACTAAAGTCATTAATATAATTATTGTAAGACATACCCTTTTTTTACAAAATTACTTAATTTATTCCAATAAAAAACCCCCACCGAATTGGCAGGGGTCATTATTTACTAATCCTTAGAATTAACTTACGTTACCCATATCAGCATAGATTGCAGATGTAGTCAACATTAAGTTGATGTCTTCGTAACACTCAATACGAGCAGTTACTAAGTTCTTTTGGAAGTTTTCGCCATTCTCATAAGAGAACTCAATAGCTAAACCTTCAACTTCAACTCTCTCTAAGTATGCAGAATCAAAGATTAATACTTTGTCATCAGTTACCCAAGATGCAGAAATTACAGGAACTCCCCAGATTGTGATACCACCATTAGGGTTAACAACAACTGAACCAGCACCAGCATAGTAACCAGCAGCGATAGTTGCTTTCAATAAGCGACCCATTTGCGTTTGAGATACTAAAGCATAAGAAGGAACAAAGTTCGCAGTCTTTTGGTTAGCGATATAGTCTACTAATTGTAACAAATCGTTAGTTTCAGCAGTTGTAGTTGAACCTGTTGCAGCACCAGAAACAGTTGTAAAAAATGCAGCGTTCTCAGCCTTGAAGAAATCTCTTTGTAACATTCTTGGTAAAGTTTGAGTCATAAAAGGTAATGACTTCAACATTTGCTTAGAGAAAGTAGAGAAACCAGCTAAGTAATCATTAACAACTTTAACTTCAGTCAAAGAGTAGTTGTTCTCACCTTTATCAGAACCTTCAGTTTGAGCAGCGATGTTGTTTGTCAAACCGCTATTCTCACGATAGTAAACATAAAGACCGCTTTCGCTTCTTACAGTTGGGATTAAATCACGGAAGTTGATGCTTTGTGCTGGTTGGATAGCTGGATTTGGAGCATAAGATGCTTGTGCATCACCAGTTAAGTTACCAGATAAAGTCATTGTCTTAACATCAGATAAGTCTAAACGATACTTACCATTGTTCTTCAAAGACTTTTCCATTGCGTCAAAGTTACCATCTAATTTCTCTAAGATAACTTCATCCATAAATTTAACTTCTTTCTTAGCAGCTTTCTTTTGAGATGCTAATTGTCCGTCAATTTGTTTTTGTAACTCGTCTTTTACAACAGTTACTTGTGCAGATACCTCTTTAATTTGAGCTTCTGCATTAGCTTGAAAACCTTTAAGGTTCTCTGCCATTTCGTTGATTAAATTTTCCATTTTTACTTTTTAAATAGATTGTTAAATTGCTTAATTGCCTTTAATACTTCCTCATTATTCTTTTCTTCTACCACTGGTGTCGGCTCAACTGATGGCTCGGGTTGAGTGATTGTTTCAGTAATTTCCAAAGCCAATAATTCAGCTTGTATTTGTTTTATTTGAATCTCCATTAAAGCAAAGGTGTCATCTGTGAAACTTCCACCTCTAAATGCCTTGATTAAGTTTTCTAATCTTATTGATAAGTTTTCTTTAGTTTCTTTGAACTCACCCTTGAAACCCAATGTTGGAGTTTCTGGATTAGCACCCCAAAGAACCGCCGAACCTTCATATAGTTTTAATTCGGTAATTGTACGCACACCAGTCTTTTGGTTTACATCCGACTTTAACGTACTAAAACCGATTGAGTGTTGATTGATTAAACCAGCTTCATATAACTTTATTGCATCTTCGCCACATTCAGTTTCTATTAAGTCAGTAACCGCAACAAGCATATCGCCTTCTATGTATAACTCTTTAGGCTTACCCAAAGTGTGTGCCATATCAGCTTTGTGATCTACTAAAGACCAAATCATATTTTTGCCTTTCGGAGGTTCTGGCTCTATATCCAAAATCATATCATTGTAGCTTTTGTTTTCAATCTTACTCATATAACAAAGTTATTAATTTTTTTTAATCTGCAAGTGCTTGTCTTATTAATTCTCTTATCTCCTGTAAATTAGCATCATTTAAAAGTCTATATATTCTACCCATATCCCCCATTGGTGGATTATCTGCTAACCTTTTAGGCTTTCCGTTTGGTTCTCTTACCGCTTCATAACCTAACGTACAACGGCAATTGATAACATCCCCAGCACTTCCACTTGGGTCGCAAGGATGTAACATTTGCTCAAAACCTCCATTTTTAGTTTTAACATTAAATTTTTCATCGTAAGGTATTTTAGTTCCATCCATATGATAATGGTCAAAAGCATCTGGTGGCACTCGCCTTGTTCTTGCATCCCTTGCTGCAATCCACTCTTTTATAGTTACAAGTCCAGTTGCAGTTACACCAATCATTGAACCTATGTTTGCTGCCCTTCCAGTTTCCGTTCTTGCAATCATTGCTGCTCTATAATTCGTAAGATCAGCCGTTCTTAATAGTTTTATTGTTTCTGGCATAGTTAAACCTTCTTCAATAGATTTTGCTAAATATTGTTGAATTTGTTTTTTTGTAGTATCCGTAATTTCACCAGCAATCTCATCTAAGCCTTTTAGTTCAAGGTATGTCAACACAACATAAGTAAACAAATCAGTCTGCTTATTCTTAAACTCCTTTGGACCAGAATAACCTTTAACCGACTTTGATACATTCTTTTCCGAAATTTGTGCCATCTTAACCCCCATTGCAATATGAAGGTTTTGGATGGTCTTTTTTATTCCTTTATCGCTTATAGCGTTTAAATCTTGGGTATCGCAATATGTATCCACTTGCCTTTGTAGTTCTTTCTTGAACTTAGGTGAGTAGGTTTTTATTGCGTTTAAATATAGTTTTCTATAATCTTGCCAAATCATTTGTTAGGATTGTATGCCCAATTCTTTAAGGATATATCCCTCTTAGATGGACACTCTTTGTTTACAGGTTTGCCTTGCTCCATATTTTTCATTCTACTAACAAAGCTAATGGTTCTGTTTGCAGACTTAACTTCATTTGCACCCCAATCAGCTTTTTTCTTACTCAATAGATTTAAGTTCCTATTTACTGGACTTCTATCTAATGATGCTAAACGTGAGCATTTAGTTTCACTCCAAGCCTTTAACTCGGAATAAGACATATTTACTGTTTCGTGATACTTTGCGTAAACTTCATCAATAACTTCTTGAAGGTCGGCTTTTAGGTCAACCTTTAAATCAAATAACTTGTCTATGATCTCTTGACTATTCATTTGGTAGCGTTAATGGTTGAAATTCATCTGGACTTTGTAAACTTGAAGGAATGTATAATTTTTCCATTTCTGCTTCGTCTATGTAAGGTGGAATCTCTAATCCCATAATATCCATCTTTTGCTTAGGTGCAATCCACCAAGCCTTATCTAACCATTCAACTTGTTCCGATTTGTTTGCTTCTAATTCGCTATAAACAGTTGGGTCAAAGTCAACATAAATATCAGTACCACGATATCCCCAATCCGAATGTAGCTTACGATTCAAGTTATCTCTAATACCAACCAACAAAGGAATCGCACAACGAACTGTCAATGCTTTCTCGCCTTCTCTTTGGTTGTTGTAAGTCTTATTGTCAGCATCATTTAATAATTGAGATGGTACTCCGTAAATGTTACAAAGTGCTTTCATATCCCATTTCTCACTTTCAATGATATCTAATTCAACAGGACTTAAACCGATTTGTTTCCAATCTACTTTATAACCACTAACCGCAATTGAATTAAAGTTAGCAGAGCCACCTTTTTCACTCACGGCTCTTTTAAGAGCTTGTGCTTGTTGTGTTCCACTTATAGGGTCAAACCTATCATCATTCATAAAAAGAACTCCAGCTGGACCACCATTCTGGAAAGATGCAACCGCTGCAGTTTTCGCTTCGTTTGAACGAGTCAAGTTTCTCGCAGCAGCCATCAATGGTGATTGACCATATAGTTGATTCCCAGTTGTATTCCATTGTAAGTTTATGTATTTATCTTGTAATACTTCTTTCTTAGTAAAGTTCCAAAGTGGACCATAATTTAATTGGTAACCGCTAATAGTTGGAGGAAAGTTTTGAATGTCCGCTAACACGTACATATATTGTGAAGGAAGCACGTACATTTCAAATGGCTTACCATCGTTATTACCACCTTCAATCATCTTTGCGTAAACAAAAGAGTTACCTGTAACTAATTTAAAAGTACACCAAGCCTCAACGAAATCGCCAAATGTATCTTCCTCATTAGGATATTTTAATAACTCGTTTAATCGTGCATCTTTTGTATATAGTTCAAATGCTTTCTTATGTAGCTTTTCAACATCTTTCCAGTTCTCAATCTTATCTGGTTGGCTCATTAACGCTTTGTATTTCTTTGCAGAACTTTCATCCTTTACTTTATAAACGTGGAATGGAGCAAGTTTTGCTTTGTCCGCAATTAATTTAACGATTGAATAAACTATATCGTTTGCTGAATACCCATCATTTACGAAACTAATGTTATCGCCACCTTGCCAAGTTATTATCCCTTGTTGTATTGCAACTTGTCCGTTAAAAGGAATTTGTGGTAGTACAGTAGATAGTTTTTGTCTTTTACCAAAAAAGTCAAGTAATCCCATTATATATGAATTTTAACAAAGTTAGACAATTTATCCTAAAATACCGACACCTCAAATTTTAGCTTGGTTAAATGCGTAAACACGGCATACCTACAAGCATCCATCAAGTCATCATTTGCCTTTACAGGTTCTTCTATTACGTTATCGTTTTTATCCTTTTTCCATTTGTAAGACATAAACTCCCTTCTTAGGTTTTTGCTATTGTAGTGCAAGTTTATTGGGTAAGACTTCATCTTTACAATACCTGCCCATACATCCTTTTGTGCTGGTTTGATGTTAAATCCTTGTCGGTAAAGTTCCTCAATAGATTTAGGCTCGGCTGCATCGGCATAGATTGTGGCTCTCTCTGGTAGTTTCTCTTTAATCAACCTTGACAGATCACTTAAAGTCAATCCACTTTGATAAATAATCTCCTCAAAGTAGTTTTGTCCTTCATAGTGCGTAACCTTAACTAAAGCAGCTGGATGGACATAACCAAAGTCTAATCCGTAGAATACATCCCCATCTGGTGCTTGGTCATATTGTTTCCATTGAGTATAAATAATTTCCTTTGCAGAACCTCGTTCCCCTAAGCCGTAAACTTTCCACATAAAGTCATCTGGTAAGTCCTTGTATTGCTCAATGTTTCTTATTTGGCTTTCACTAAGGTTTGAGATATTATTTAGGTAGGTAGAATGTATGCGCTTATTCTTTGGATTGTCGGCTACTTCATATACCCAAGAAATAAAGTCAGCTGGATTCCAGTCTAAAAATGATTGTCCAGTAGTACGAATCAAAAGCTGGTCAAACAATGCCTTGCTAATTAGGTTTGCCTCGTTTACAAATAGAATATCTCTTGCTGGTCCTTTTGCTTTGTCAGGGTCTTCAAGTCCGAACAACTCAATGTAAGAGCCGTTCTTAAACGTATAAATAAAATCCGTATATCTGAAATCTTTTTCATCCCAGATATTCCATTGCTCAAGTATGTTTTTGAAATCCCTATAAACTCCACGCTTGATATGTGGCAAAGAATGAGATACGCACGAAATTCTTGTATTAGGTTTGGTTAAAGCAATGTGGATTAGTAACTGAACAACCGAATAGCTTTTGCTTGACCTTGACCCACCTTCATTGCATATTATTGGATAACCTTCCTCGTATGCCTTTTTATTGGCATAGAAGACAGGTGTAGCCTTAATCTTTAATTGGTTGACAATCTGCATCTGGTTCTATTGTGATTTGCACATTACCCTTTATGTCAGCGGTTATGTCGGTTGTTTGTTTAGGTTTACCTTCTAATCTATCAACTACTGCCTCGTATGCTCTTTGGTCGCCTTTCAATGCTTTGCTAATCATTTGCATATCCATCAATTCAAGAACAGTA